CGGCCGACTATGGAAAAAATCGGTCATATTGTTTCCGAGTAATTCTTCATCAAACCATACTGTCTTTGAGAGCAGCTCTTGATCTATATCTACGAATGGCGCTGGCATTGAGATTTGTTTCATGGACTCATTGATACGATTCTTGATAAACTCTTTTAGAATAGGTGCTGACAAAGATTTTTCATCTATACCATTCACCATCCAATCCACAATCTTACTCTCAGCCGAGAAAGCCTCTTGGGCTGCACCATGAATACGCTCTTCAAGTTCAGCATCAAACAATTCAGGATGCTCTTGACGAATAGTATTAATAATTTGAACACCAACCAATGCATGAATGTTTTCTTCATTACGAGTATATTTTACCTGTTGATCAGTATCCTTCATCACATTCTTAAAACGAGCAAAGTGATTAATTACATAGAATTGAGAGAAGAGCGAAACATTTTCAACAAAGAGCGTAAAGAGGATAATCGCATACAAGTATTGCTTTTTAGAATCCTTATAGAAGCGATGAGTGTATTTACGAAGATACTTAACGCGCCCTTGAATCCACTCAAGCTTAAGATTTTCCTCGAAAATATCCTCTAATTCCAAGACTGAAAGGAGGCGTTCATATGCGTTGTTATGAATTACCTCAGTATTTGCCATAACATAACCAAGATCTTGAAGGGCAGGATGTGGCAGGTTCTCGCCAAGTTTAGCCCAAAACGTTTTTACCGCAACTTCAATTTGACCGATAGCCGAAAGGGTACGTACAACAATTTCACGCTCTTGATCGCTTAAGTCAACTTTAAACTGCTGAACGTCACTCTTAAAATTAAACTCTTTGTCGGTCCAAAAACCGTTGTGCATGGCCTCGATAAACTGTTCTGTCCATGGATAATAGTTGGGTTTACGACTTATTTGTTCTTCAAAGATGCTGTGTTGTGTGGTATTCATATTGGAAAATGTTTATGCAGTGTTGCATATATGTATTATATACAAAAAAAGGTAACGTGTAAATCTTTTTTTTACACGTCGTGTGATTCATTCATAGCACGCTTACGTATACTACGAAGTGCGCCATTTGTAGAGTCACGTAGCACAATTGTATGTTTGCTATTATTTTTAGCATAACTATACAGCGCCTGCTGTTCTTCATCTTCCATATTTAGATACTTACTCCAACGTTCAAATTTATTTCGTCCCGTTTCGAAACGCCTAAAAATATCAGTGGGTACATTAAACAGTCTCCATGTTGCTCCACTTTTAGGATAGTTTGACGCTGGCATTGCAACGTCACCAGTAACTACTTCTTCATTTTTCATTGAGTAATATCGTGTTGAGTTATGAGTACCTTTTGCTTTGTTTTACAATGTGTGGCGCAAAATACATTTACGCCAAAAATATTTCCAACTGGAGTCGAGTTTTCCTCTACAAATATTGACGTTTTCTTATAGGCCAATACTTCTCCAGTTAATCTTAACGGCAGGTCTCGTACAAGTGTGTATGTTCCAGACCGCAAGCTGTTGTCTTCATTTAGATACCACATGGACTCTTCAAGTTGCATAGCACGAGGATCAACCCCGGTGGTTTCCTTTAAAGCTTTCGCCAGCGCTCTATCAGAAATTCCAGTGGTTTCTTTTATTAGGTAGAGTGCCGCAAAATATGAAGCAAGTGTAGTTTTACCAAATGGAAGTACATTAAGCATTCGCTTAAGATTAAACACTAGCTTATGAAAAATGTTATACTTGCTTTTCTCTTCACTAGTTTCGGGCTTTCGTAATACTTTACCGTCCGCATCTATAAGTCCCATTTTATAAGCTCCAGTTTTTATCCATGGTGTGGTGAGTAGACGCAAAAATCTAAATGCGTAAACTGTGTCTGTTGTGCGTGTTAGGAGTCCCATATTTTTAAATTCTTTGAAGTGTTCGAGCTACGTATAGGTCAATAGGTATATTTATATACTCTCCTTCTGGAATATAATTTAAGTATAGCAAGAAGGTTTTTAATGCGGGCCAGCTGTGTTCATTTACTCGGTTAAAACACATACGAGTTGCAGCTTCAGGATAAAACATATTATGAAATATAATAATATGGTTTAATATTAATCTTTCTTGAAGTATGTTCTTGTCCTGATACTTCTTAAATAATTTTTTAATATACTTTAAATGAGATAGGTCATCATGAAACTCCTTTATGTCTAAGCAACGGGGGTTGTTATAATGTTTAGCCGCATAGACTAAAAAATTTTTATCATTTAACTCATTTACCAACTGCATATTATAATTTATATCGCTTTTTATTTCGACAATAAATCAGTCACAGTCTGTCCCTTTTCCCAAAATTTGCAACTCCAATAACGAGCTTTCCACTTTGGACCGATATCAGTGTCGCACTGATGCCGGGCACGAAAGTTTTTTAATCTCTCTGGGTCGTCTCGTTTAATTTCTGCCTTTGGATCACCAAACCCAAGTTTAATTACATTGCCCTTTTCGTTACGCACATAGACATAAAACTTATGCTTTTCGTCATCACTACGAAATGGGTTGTTAAGGCTTACCTTTCGGCCATCATACTCAGCCTCTTCAAATATATATTGCTTAAAACTCTTCATACGACACTATTCCAATTAAGAATGCCATAGACATTGCCACCAGTAACAAGTGCTCGGGCAGCAAGAGTGACCGTATCAGAAACTCCAGCTATGCTACGACCAAGCTGTTGGTCTAACACATACCCAAGTTGTGTATTTACTAGTGATGCCGCCTGGTTAGAACTAGCAAATAATCCGCCATCTTCTACATTTCCTCCCGATATACTTGTCGAGGTTATATTATATTCCACTGCACCGCCACTGGCTGAATGAGTCTCCCAATTTCCGCCAGTAATTGTAGAGTTTCGAAAAATACCATACTCATATATTGCATTGTTTCCAGTGCCGACAATATGAACTTGTGATGGTATAACAATGCTATCGAGTCGAGTTGAAGCAAGCCTTATACTTACAACGGGGACCCAGGTTCCTACTTCAGTTGCTGCGATTGTAGTTGATCGTGTTGCTGCCCACTGCTTTGTTATCTGGTCATAGCCTCCTTCTGAAATAACTGTTGAGCATATTTGCTTCATTGTACCACCAGACCCATTAGTATTTTTAATCTCGTATCGAAGTGGCAAGCAAGCAGTGGTCATGTATGCCGTAGTCCGAACATTATCATTATGAAAAATATGTGCAACAGTTGGCCTACCATTTACTACAAATCCACAACGTAAGTCTCCCACGCCGAGCCATTCAATGTCTATCCAAAATATTTGAGTTTTAGTAACATCCATGGTTCTGTCAGAAAGACCAGAGCCGTCACACTTATCAACGTTCCAATTGTCCTGACGAACTCTAAATTCGGTAGCTAAGCTTGCTGAGCGCAGTACAAAATAGTTATGCTCACCGTCATTTTCTAAAAATATCCCATTCTCTGCTCCAAAATAACCAACGCGCTGTCTTAATCCAATTGCTGGAGTTGCCATTGCAAATGTTGACATAATCAACAAGCTTTTACCAGGTTGATATTGCATTACGCGGCGAGACTCTCGAATTACCTCGCTATTTGTCGTTGAAGTAACAGTTAAGTTTACAGCACTCTCTATTGGAATGTGAGTCTTGGTGCCGCCATTTGCAGTAGATGTATCCCATTTGTCGTTTTCTACATATCGATGCTGACTATCAAATAGTGTATGCGGAGTTGAGATACGCAGGCGTCCAAATGCGTCAGTAATACTTCCACTTGGAGTAATTCGATCTGAAAGCATGCCAACCTCATATCGAGCCGCCTTGCGAGTTAGCGTGCTATCAGTTGTTAAAAATTGGGTTGGCATATTTTATTATTTACATTTTAGATTTGTTTGATATAATAATATAGATTCCATTCAATAAAAGCTTCCTAAATATCCTATATAAAACCAGCATCCCAACGGTTCCGGAACGGATGATCTAATACTTATTAAGGCAAGATAGGATTAATTATTAGCAATGTTACTTTTTACCTTTGTAAGAATACTAGTATCGCCAGTTATAACGGCAATGAGAGATTGAAAAGTTGAATTTATAAGATCTTTTTGCAACAATGATAGAGGCTTATCAGCATCCAACGAACGCATAGCAAGTATAAGTTTAGGAAGATCCTCCTTTGATACAAGTCCAGTTGATGCCAATTGCTTAAAGCGATTCATATCAATTTCTTCGTCGAGGGACTCAGCCTCTTCAGCAGCAATGCTTTCAGAAACTTCATAGTCATCATCTACTTGTATGTCATATTTAGCATCAATTGATGCATACGCATTATCAATTGACATATAGATTTGAGAAACTAGGGCATGGGTTTCGTCATCAATCTCTTCATACTCAGAGAGGGTATTATAGATTTCATCAATCATTTCGCCGATATCTTCTAGAAATGTAAGCGTTTCGCCAGTTTTGTCACTTGGCTCCATATCTTCAGCTTCTCTTAAACCGTGAAATACTGCTTTCCAAGCGTTGGCTCTCGCGGTGCGATCAACCTTATCTGCTGCGCGAATCGATGCAGTGGTATCAGCATTTGAATATTTTTCCCATGCAGCCTTTATTTGTACTTCGGTATGTGAAGGATACATCTTTTTGTGCTGGGTACTAAAATCATTATAATTAGTATACACCTTTTCAGTAATGACTGCGTCGTTCGACGCTAATATTTCAGATAATTTTTTCATGCGTCTTGAATGTATTTATTAAAGTTTTCCTTTAGGTCTACCAATGATGAGTATGTAGGAGAAGTGAGTGCATACTCATAGAGTGCGTCAGCGTCAGTATTTCCAGTTATGAGGGCAACTATCTTCATCATGCGACGTGTTTGAAGACTAATTTCTCGTTGGTCCTCTTTAAGCTCAACATCTTCAGTAAAACTAATTCTACGACGCTTAGCTTCTTTTTTAGCAGCCAAGATTTGGGCTCCAAAGACGGGAGACACGCTATCATCGGTATCATTTTTACTTAACCATTGCTTAAGACTGTCATCTTTCATAGTACGAAAATCGACGGCTTCTCCAAGGTCAACTGACTCGTTCTTGCTAGCTTTATCATTACTTATCATTTCTTCTGTCATCCACTTAAGACCGCGTTTCTTGGCCTCAGCAGCAGCAGCTTTAAGCTCCTTTGCAAACTGATCACCTACACGAGCGGTTGTCCAGTTTATATTTAACCACATCTTAAGGTGTTTATCATCAAACGTTTCAAAACTACGAGCTTCACAAATATCAGACTCGTCCATTTTACCTTCTTTAACATATGTACCCTTAACTGGAACCCTAGGCTCGCTAATACCACGAGCATACTGATCCAAGTAGTTTTCAGCATGTTCCTTGGCTTCAGCTGGAGTGTTATAAGAAGCTGCTCCAAGATACGTCGTTTTACCGGTCCACTTATTAGTAATAAGCGGACGATAACCGCCAAATTGAGATTTTTCTGAACTACATTTATAATCCGTAGGACTAATTTTAAATGTTGATTTCATTTTAAATGTTGATTCGTTTTTATCCATATATTTTATTATTTTTTGACCTGGTGTATCTTTTAGATATTTATACAATAATGCTTTTGTGCCCTCAAAGCCAGCACCATATTCTTCAGCGAGTTCCGAATTCATGACCTGCTACTCTTTTCATTTGTGCTGTATATTCTGTAAAGTCTGGCTTTTTCTCGTAATATTTGATTGTACGAGCAGAGTCGTCTTTACCCTTAATTCTCCATTTGTGACCCATTTTAATATGTTCTGGGTCTGTAACTTTTACAACACGCCGATCATAACCTGCTTCCCAGGTTTCAGACTTCTCGTCTAATGCTGTTTCCATAATGTCATGTATAAAAAATTTAACGCTTTTTTCAGATTCAGACAAAACACATGTTACATAGTTTGGGCCGCGACTTTCAATTGTATATCTGCAGTTATCCTTTTTATAAATTACAACGTCACCAACATTAAAAATTTTACCAGAGATGTAACGTTCACGCTGTTCGCTTAATGTATCAAATTGAACATGCTTTCTAAAGTTATGGCTTTCTTTAAGTCCCATACCTTTACGAACAGCATTAAAAAGTTCTTTAGCATCGCCAAATGTTTTCGGTAATCCCTTTGCAAATGTTTCAAGATCATTTTCAGCAGCTGCACTTCTCATTTTACTAGCACTAACAGCAAACGTACTTGTACCAGTACGGGAGTCAACATCAGGGTCACGTTGTCCAGTTGATACTACATTTATGCCATCAGGAAATTTATAGTAGCCATGAGTGCCTTTTACTCCGTCATACTTACGCAGCAGGCCTTTAAACTCTTCAACGCGGTCGCTTCCAACAGCAACAGTGAAACGCGTGTATCCCTCATCATATGTGCTTGTAGCCACATCAAATATATTTTTAACAGATCGATCAAGTATAATGTTACGCCCATACTGAGGAAACATTTTACGCATAAACTTAACCTTTTCTTCGTAACCAAGTGGATTTTTCTTTGGATCTTCACTTTGAGACGCATATATTCTAAACGGTTTCCCCTTAGCAAGCTTTGCTATAGCCTCAATATTTTCTTCATGGCCCTTTGTAGGTGGGTTAAAGCGACCAAAGGACACTATAATTTCTGAAGTCTTTTCTTCAGTATATGTCTTAAACGATTTTAATTGAATGCCCATAATATTATTTTTGACTAAAACGTTTAGCTTCGCGAGCCCGTATTTGAGGTAGTAGTTTTGAAGCCATTGCCTGTATAAGATTTTTTCTATTTTTAAGCGCCTTTTCCACTCGTGCCCGAGCGGCAAATGAAACTTCTGATTTGCTTTTTCCGCCAAGCAAGCGCTTTGCAATTTCAGCGCGCGCTGCACGGTTGGCACGTGCTCTTAAAACTGCAAGTGAAGCCCGTCGGCGAGACGCCCTGATACGACCCATCTTTATACGACTCTTAAGTCGCTTCATTATTTGACGACGCTTTAAGCGTTGCTGAGGAGTTAACTCTTCAGCTACCACGTCTTCCTTTAACATACTTAAAACTGAGTCACGAGCATTTGTTAAAATACTAATTTTATTAGCGTTTGCTTTGTCATCATCTTGCTTTTTAAGAGCTTCAATTTCTTTGTTAATGCGACGTAGTTCTGCACCTAACTCATACTTTGACATTGTATCATAGACGGACTCTTCTATGTTATGACATTCACATTTACAGTCGCAGTCTTCTGGGCATTCACACTCTGGGTCAGTTTCACTTATCATCCAGTCACGTTTACGTTTCTTGTATGCAGTGACCATAATGTCAAGAGGATCATAGTCATATGAACCGTCTGTCGGGTCAACAGTTAACAAATCTTTTAAACGTAATTCTTTTTTCATATGTAGATTATATATTTATACTTATTTAACCCTTATGCTGTGCCCACAAGTCAGCGTCTGTAGTAGTACGCGTTTTGCCACCATCTATAAAACTGTTAACACGTGCAAATGCCCATTGATGTTGGCCTATGCCAGGACGATGGCTGGTTTCCCATGCGCCCATGCCGCGATCATATACCTTTTTAAGTATAGCATATGAGATGCCACTTTCTTCCGCTTTATTTACAAGACCAACAATCTTTTCTTCAAGTATCGTGCGTGCAATCTCGACTAATTTGTCGTCTTGTATGTTGTATGTTTGCATATGTTTATTTCTCCCACCCTTTCAATATTCCGGGGTCAAAATTATTCTTTGAAAAGGTCATACGATCCACAAGTTTAACAACGTTTTGTTTGATATGGTCGTTGATAGCAAAGCCTTCCTGTCCAGACACCCTAAATCCATCAGTCGTACGCACAAATGTTGCCATCTTTTTAAGTGTTTCAAGCTTGCCTATAATCATAAGCTTTGCTTCAACAATTGCATTTTGCAGTGCATAGACAAGCTCTAGATTTTTCTTATTTTCATCAGAGAAAAACTTCAAAAATTCGTCACGCTTTGACGTTGCACTTGCTTTTCCTGCTTCACTCTTTTTAGACTCAATGTCCTTTGCATACTTGTCACCTATCCACGTTAAAAGGTTACGAACGTGAGCAACTGGATCTGTTATAGTTTCACCTCGACGAACAAGTGTATTATTAAATGTTTCTAATGTTTGTGCGAGAGTTTGGTCTGACTCAATTTGACGAAGAGTTGATCCACTTATCTTTTGAAAGATTGTTCCGGCGCGGCTTAACGCGGCAGACAGTGCAGTCGTTTCTTGCGCAGTCAGGGTAGCCTTGCCAGACAAGTCACGTATATATGTATCAGAAAACCAGACGCTAGGTGTACGTTTAAGTGTGCTTGAGTCAAAACCATAGGATGCTCTCATGCTTTCAAAAGTATCTCCAGTGTATTGTGTGTGAAACATCACACCTATCTTTGAAGCCTTTATAGTTTTTGCGAGAACACTGTCTGCTGGAATTGCATAGACGATTGTGTTTGGTTGAAATGTAAGATATTCAACACCATCAAAGCGTTCAACCTTTAAATCTTTTTGGGTGTATGCAAGGTCACCTTGTAAGACACCCTTGATGCCCAGCTTTTTAAATTCGTTGAATGCTACAGTTAGTTTTTCTGCAAGGTCGCCACTGGTATCAGCCTTTATATCACTTTCGCTCTTATAGACTTTTGGATTTTTATTAAATATTCCCTTTTTAGCTACAAAAAATGCTCCATCCGTTGGGTCAGTGCCAACAAAGATTGCTGGGGCGCCGTCAAACTTTGCAGCGACGTCATATGACTGCGCGCTGTTTCCTGCCAACATATCTCTCATGCTACGAAGCGCAATAATTGCTTCACGAGCACCCTTGATACCACCATAAAGCACCTGATCGTCGATATGCACCATGTGTAAATTTTTGCCTTCAGTTGAGGCTTCGTTTAAATATTGTTTAAATGATTTCATATAAGTTTTAACTCTTTACCAGTTGAAGATATTTTATCGACGATAACAATTCGTAAATTTGGTTTGTTATTATTTGGGTTTACAAATAGCAAAGGATAGCCTTCTTTATTTTTCTTAGAATATGTAATTTTAATATTATTACTATTATCAATATCTCTTTTACGTATTCTAAAAAAGAAATTTGGTATTTTTTTCATATATTCTGATATTGAATAAAATTTACCATTAATTTTTAACTCACCAGTTTTTTCCAACGTAGATGTTACATCCATTTTACCTATATACATATAGTCAACCGGTCCGCCCATCTGTTTATTGCCGATTAATATTTTTTTGACATATTCGTCAGGTATGCGTATAAAAATATCTGGAATAAAGTCCGCGCTAATTACAGAATTTTCTTTTAGCTTTAATGTAGTTTTTAAATACTTGTCAATAGTTGAATATAACCTTTTCATTAAATCTGGAACGGTTACATTTAAACCGACAAGTCCACCACCAGCAAGCGATGGCGCGCTTTCTCCTTTATTTGAAATTCCATATTTTTTACCAGCCTGTGTTTCAATAAAAATATCAATATATGGTTCTTGACCGGCAGGACTCAGTCCTTCGTTTTTGTAAGCAGATTTTATGTGAATGTTTTTTCCTAATGACGATACAAATGCTTTTGAATTTTTAAACGCAGCTGCGTTTAGTGCAGCTATTAAGCCTAACTCTTGTCTCTCTGAACCCAATCCAGTAGACTTTCCAGCAACTCCACCAAAATCTTTATCTTTATAGAGGTCCGATAATTTATAAAGTTTTTTATCAAGTTCTATTTGTAATGTAGCCTGTGAAGTGCTATTTACAAATAGTCTTAAAGCAGCATCGGTTAATTTATTTTTACCATCATACTTTATTATAGAATTACCAATCTTTATTATTACTTTGCCATTGCATGCATGTAATTTAGACTTTTCATCCTTTATTTTAAAAGAGCCGCCGTTATTAACGCGCTCAACAAAAACAGAAATATTATTTCTCTTTAGTAAATCATTTTTGCTTATTACGGCCATAATATCTATTTATAACTATCTAACAATGCACTGCAATTGAAAAAGCGCAAGTAGAGCTCAATTTCTCGCCCGTCTGCTTCCTTTTCCCATGGCGCGAGTTCATAGTCATAGTCTGGGCAGTATACTCTTTTCCAGCGAACTGCTGAATGATTGTGTACATAAAAGGATAGCTCTTTACGCACATACTGTTTCAAGTGGACAAATTCGTGTGCAAGTGTGGTAAGCATCATATGGTATGATTCGCAGTTATCAAGGCGTATTATATAGTCAAAGTCTGGCTCTTCTTCTCCGCAATATCCACAATCACCATATACATTTTCTTTTTTGAGTAAACCTGGAATGCATTGTACCTTTATACGTATTTTACGTACTCGTGGAAGTAACTCCTGCAAATAATTTGCGGCTGCTGCACTTAAAAGTTTTTTTAGGCGAAGATCTGATCGTGGCCCATAAATTTTTATCTTTATCATGACTGCTATTACTTATAGACAACTCTGGGGTCTTAATACGATTACCAAGACCCCAGAGATTTAAATTTATATCAGCAGATTACGCGTATGAAGCAATCATTCGAGCAAGGTCGCCATCGGAAACATCAACGCCAGCGGCAAGTGCTCCTGCAGCCATGTTTAATCCGCGTGATAATTTACGAAGGTTAGCACTTTGAGCGCTTTTACCTTGACGAAGTAGATCGACAACGTGGACGCGTGACTTTTGATCAAGTGTGAGTCCGCCTTCAAGTTTCATATCGCCTACAATCTTTTCCATAAAGTCGTAGATTTCTACTTCGGTAGGGTCAATGTTGATAATAAATGCACGTGTACGAAGTGCACCGTCTGGATCAAGTTTATCAAGGTTCAGGTTTGAGATAAAGATAATCTTACCAGTAAATTCGAAATAGCGAGGAATTAACCCTTGATCAAGTATTTCTTCGTCACTCATGTCATCCTCAGGATCAACAACGTTTTTACCCATCTTGTTCCATACAAGCTTACGAATCTTTTTCGTATCGGTAGCAGCCTTTAGTAGGTTACGAGCCTCTTGATCGCCGAGGGCGTCGTCACTGTCATCAAAGAAAATAATGTCATTCTTATATCTAAAGAGAAGCGAGTATAGACCAGCCGCACTCGCAGAACCAGTATTTTTAAAGTATCCATTGCCGTCACGAAGTCCCATATCAGCTAAGATTTTTTCGGTTGTATGGGTCTTTCCTACACCACCTTTGCCGGATACAAAGAGTGCATTTGCCGAGCCGCTTATAGTAAGTTTAACGAGGTTTTCAAGGTCTTTTAATTGGGCCTCGAATGACAGACGCTCTTTGTCTGCTTCAATTTGTTGTACTTCTGGGGAATAGGTATATTTTTCCTTTGCAGCTCCTTTTGAAACAATGCCAGACACAACTCCAATACGAGCCATAATCTTACCCTTTTCAGACTTTATTTGCTTTAAGTCTTTTGCCTTGCCAACCCAGACATACTTGATGCCTTGCTTTTCAATAAAGTTTGGATATGCAGTTGAAAGAGCATCAAAAATCTTAACGCCTGGACTGCCATACATGTTATAGATTTTGCTTTTTACAAAGTTTGGGTCAGTCAAATAATCTGCAATTTCGTCAAAAATTGCTTCAAAGTCATGTTTATTTGCTGCTTCATTTAACACCCCTTCATAGAGTGCAACTTCGTCAGGCATTGACATAATCTTTCCAAGTGTGGCAGTGCCGGCACTTATAATATCAGCAACGATTGGTAGAGTTTTTACGAGTGATACGCTCTCATCAAATTCAATGTGAAAAGGAACTTCACTTTTTCCATTCCAATAATCAATCGAAGTTAAGTTATTTAGGCCAACGAGGGAGCTTTGCACCCAGTTGAAACGAATACTTTGATTGCGCTTTGTCGTATAGAGACGCAAGCCAAAACCAGTGCCATTTGAATTTGTATATTTTTCTAATCCAGGATATTGGAAAAATGTAGTTCCAGTCTTTTTCTTAAGATAGCGCTGAATAATAAATGCAGCTTTTTCTACAGATGACGTAGAGAGTGCCTCGGTTAGGTAACTTTTAAATTCGGTTAGTTTTGACATATACGTATATTTATAATAATATTTATTATTATTATTTATACAATTTACACCTTTATGTCGCTATAGTCTCGACTTTTTCGTTGGCTACTAAACGGGGTGTGCACAGCTGGAGAGGAGTCGCTGTCATTTGTAATGTTTGCCATTGGATCAGAAATATCATATAGTCTCATTTTAGAAAGGTCAATGCCAACAGTAAACCGTTTATTTGTTGTGGGGTCATTATATCTATTCTTTAGCTGTTTGACCATAATCTGATTCATCTTATCAAGTTGCTCGGTGCGTATAAATGCAAGCATGAGGTCGGCAGTAGCCGGCAATCCGAAACTTTCTGAGGTGTCAGTAATTTCGACATCCGACGAATTAAATCCCCCACGAGTAACTTGAGTCGCGCTCCAAATTGGAACATTAAACTCCACGGCAAGTCCACGAAGTTCTTCAGCAATACTCTTAATAAAGCTATAGGTATTAACACTTCCACTTAATCCTTTAATTCGCGAACTTGCACAAATATTAAGATAATCAACATAGACAATATCAGGCTCAAACTTCTTTTTAAGTTTTAGTTCAAGTAGCAATGCGCGAAAGTGACCAACATGTGCAGCTGCTGTAGGATATTCCTTCACGATTAGTTTACCACGGGTACGTTTAGACACGCCTTCTACTTTAGACTTAAATTCATGCTGAGAGAGATCTTTAATCTTATCAATACGAATATCAAGTAGATTTGCATCAATACGTTCTGCGATCTTTTCTTCAGCCATTTCAAGCGTAATATAGAGTACATTTCGCCCTTGAGCAAGGGCTGCAGACGCCATATGACACATTCCAAGACTTTTGCCGCAACCAGTATTATGCGAAGAAACTCCATCAGTATAATAACGGTGATTTTCATGATCAACTGTGATATCTACAATTGGAATTTGCTTTCCAGTTTTCGTAACGATACCAATTTGATACCCGTCTTCAGTTAAGTATTCTTGTTTTTTATGTACGAGATCTTTAGCATATTGCCAACCATCAACGGTTTCAAACAAATGATTTTCATTAACTCTGATAACTTTGCCGCTATTGAGAAGTAGAATATACTCTTCCCACATTCCTTTATCAACGAATGCTGATACTGGAACAAATCCATCTGGAGAATCTACTTCTATAGTATATCCTTCATTTAGCAAAGTTTCAACTTCTTTAATTTTAATAGTTTCCACTTTGCAATTTGAATGTCTTACTCGAATTGGAGTCTCAGGGTGAACACAACCAGCGAGGATAATATTTAACGTTTTACGAGGTATGCCGCCACCAGTAATTGTGTTAAACATTTCCAAGTCAAATGGAATTTTATCCTCAGTCTTGTGATAAAACTCATATCTCTGATTTATATTTTCGAGATAGTCATGACCTACATTTGTATCAAACGTTACGCTTAGTGCCTTACTAAGTATGCTTGGAATTGCTCCTTCAGCCTGGTCTGGGGAGCGACCATCAATAATAGAAACTGCCTCTATAATCGCGAGATGAACTGCGCGGTCTTTACACCACTTTTCCGTCTGCGTTAGCAGCCACTCGTGCTCTACAGAATAATTCTCGTTTAGTGTAGTAATTGTGTGGGCAATCGCGCCAGAGTCTCCACGATTAACATGCTCAGACTGTTGAAACTCGATTGCAAGTGCTGAAGAGTTTGGTAACTTATTATACTTTGTAATAAATTGTAGTACGAGGCCGTATATTGCTTTATGATGCCCTTCAAAATATTCTGGTTTTAGGTGTGGTAATGTTTTACGACAAAATGGTTCGTTGTTTACTAAATTTTTAATTATGATGTCTTGAAGGCTATTCTCCATGTTTTCCTATTTTGTATTCTTGATTTGAAAGTATATCAGACAATACGTCTCCAATGTAATTTTTAAAGACGCTGTCGCGATGTAAAGATTCTTTGCTATGCTTCTCTGTTGTAGATATTATATTATATGCATACGATAATGTACACACGTCTTTTTGCGAGTCTTCATTTAGTTTTATTTTTGCATACTTGTATACTGTGCCAACATACGGCCCACTAACGAGTCGTATTGCATACACCTTATCATTTGTTGAGTCGTCTACAAATATATAGTCAGTTATTTCGCTTGGCATAAATTTAGTCGCATGAATTTCCATACTTCTGTGGCAACCAGACGTATGATGAAATTACATATTTGGGGTTAGAGATTGGAGTCGCTCCTTTATGTGGATACATATAGTAGGGCGGAAAACATAACACATTGCCGGCTTCTGGCTTTATAGCAATCTCGGTACCAATATCAAACAGGGTCTCGCCGCCCTCAGCTACGTCATTAAGGTACCAAAACATTACAACTGCGCGCTTGCTTGATGGAACATCGCAGTGATCAGTATGCCAATCAAATATACCAGTTCCAGGTTCATACCGTTTTATACGCGGTGCCTCGTAATCTTTTAGAGGTTCATAACATGGCAGTCTGTCACGCAGTATATTACATGTCTTTTCTAGGTAATGGTTATTTACAGCAGACATCAATGCTCCCATCGGGGCCCTGAACTCTTCAAACCCCGGGTGGTCGAGCATATTAATCTCGTCAAAATCGAGAATCTTATTTTTACGACGCACCTTTAGCGGGTCATTTTCTGATATTGAATCATATCGAGAGATCAAAGCCTGACACATATCAAGGGGCATTGCGCCCCTCAATAGGAGTATATAGTCAGCCAGGGTTTTCATATTATTCGGCATCGCCAACCTCTTCAACGCCGTCACTAATCATGTCTCGCAGTCCAATCGTATATTTTTTCTTAATATGCGCAGCAAATGTAGTTTTAGTAAACACAGTTTCCCAAAATTCCTTTGTCATTGTTTGTGCCGCGCGGGTATTTCCAGTCAATTCAGTTTTTGTTGCGGGATCATAGGCGACATACCAACCATTTTTAGGCTTAATTACAAACCCCCCTTCCGTGGCAATATCAAGTAGGCCACTCCATTTTTGGACGCCACCTTCCCAACTTACGCTAATTGGAATCTTACTTTTTTCTTTTACAAACCGAGACTTTTCAACATTAATAATAAAGTGATACCCTTGGATTTCAGTGCCATCTTTATCTTGTTGACGACCAATAATCCAAACATTGTCGGCACTATACATAATTCCGGTATTTGATACCACAAGCCCATTACTAAGAACATATTCATGATTTCCCGCAACGGTTATGTCATAGACTTTTTTCTTACCTACTTTAGTTATTGATTTTAGTTTCATTGTATATTTTTCTAATTTGATGCTTCGTTAAATTTAAATCGAGTTGAGCCTGACGTAATGATTTGTATTCTTTTCCCTTTATTGTTATTCTTATTGCCTTTTTGCCCGTTTTTCTAATTTTTGATGAATCTATATAAACACCTGTTTCTTTATACTTACAGTTATCATTATGCCAACGAATAATGTTAGATAATCCTGTTGTCTTTAAACCACAATGTTTACATTCATATCTTTTTCCATTTTCTTTTACTGATAATGAATATGGGTTGACCCATTCATCCATATTATATAATATTAAATCGGTTTTGTAAATACGAATTGTTTCATTTGTATGAATGTTTTTAAGCATCATCATACCTTTTCTCCCCATTTTCTTTTTCTGTTCTTCTGATTTTGGAACACCCTTAAATATAGCTGAAACTAATTTTTTATGTTCTTCGGTACAAATTCGACCTGAATTTTTTTCCGAAATTTTTCTTTTAGTTTCATCGCTATGTTTTTTACCATAAAAATTATTACCCGAACCTTTCATAGTTTCTTTTAATGCTTCAATATGAGCTTTTTTAGCAATTTCATATTGAGTAGTAGTTACATTTCTTTCTTGACCCGAACTGCATCTTAACATTGAAAAGAATGCATGTGCAAGTTGCGGTGTTCTATAATGTTTCCACAATAACTGATGCGCTAAAAAATGTTCACGAAAAGATAATCTTATAATATTAGATTGATCATCATTTCCACCCAAACATCTTGGTATTATATGATGATTTTCACCGTATTCGGATTTACTTAATGGTGTATTTTTTCTTTTTTCGATTAAATTGTTGTATATTTTAATATGATCCATATAACCTATTTATATAACAGATAACATCTGGATCAAAATATTTTAAATAATGTCACATTCAATGCCAACGGTAAGATCCTGTGCTTGAACCCACTGACCATTAACAGCAAATGGGTGAGTATCAGAGCAAACAACCTTATGTCCATCTTCAAATTCCAATTCGTAACAATCTGGCTCTCCTTCCAACAGAGTATCCGGATCCCAAGTATGAGTGACATCTCGCACACCATCACGAGTAATCACAAGATCACCAACCACAATTTCATTAATTGGTTTATTGGTACCATCGGCAAAACGAACTAGTGTTCCTTCTTCAAAGCAGCCACCAGACACCACTGCTTTGCTAAACATTTCTTGAGTCTGATAGGTATGGTTAATTGCAAGAAGTGGAATGTTTTTCATTGTCAGGTATGGAGTTACCATACGAAACAATCCTTTGAGTGCTTTGGCGCGAGTCATATCGGCCACGCTCTTTTCATTCATTGCATCTTCCAATTCCTTCTTAGAAGCAAGGTTACCAACGCTGTCAATAACAATAATTACCTTGTCCTTACGCTCCATCTGCTCAAGCTGATTGACAATATCAAATTTGAGTTCTTCAATGTTTTTAATTGGAATATGCAGCACTCGTTTAGTGTCAATACCAAAGCTTTCAAAATATTGCTGAGGCGAACCAAATTCGCTATCATAAAACATAAGGCAAGCGTCTGGATGTTTTTTGAGGTATGCACCTGCCATAAGCAGCGCAAAGCTCGTCTTAAAGTGCTTTGATGGACCAGCAAGTACTGTAAGACCACTTGTTAATCCGCCGTCAATACTGCCACTTAGTGCGACATTAACCATTGGTACGCTTGTACTGGTAATATCTTTTTCAGCATAAAAGTCGCTATCAGCGAGGACGTCGGCTTCTTTAATTCGGCAATTCTTTTTTAGTTTTTCAAGTACAGATGACATAGTTTGTTTTCTTTTGTATATTATATATTGTTCGTGCTAAAAAGTAAATAAGAAATTACGCATTTAGCACAGCATTTAGTTCTTGACGCGCAACATCCTTATCAAGGGGGTGATTACGATAAATCGCTTCTCGTTGTGCCTGTGCAATTTCTGTTAGTTGGGAGTCGCTGAGGTGTGCGATATCAACTGCACGAATGTTTGCAAGTGACTCGTCACGATAATACAACATCATTTCTTTAGGCTCACCAATGAGAATAGACTCAACGTCTGCAATTTGTAGTGGGCGAGCTCTCCACCAGCCAGAACCAGCATGGAAATAGCCCGGCATAAGAATCCCCCATTGAGATGCATAGACATTCATCATTTCGCCCTCAACGACCCGATCTTGACCGTCTTTACGGGAGCCATATTGCTTGAGTGACCAATCAGTAGATTCAACCCCTTGTTTTGCAAGCCACTTTTTAGTTTTGTCCTGCATAAGTCCAGCAAAATTAAATACGCGCTGTTTCGGATCTGGGAAAAGTGTGAGTGCTGGTTGACGATTAAGGTGATATGGATTTGGGTTATATCCAAACAACAACTCCTTTGGCCAATCTAGTAGCAGACTCAAGTCTCCTCCTGAAAAGGCTGGCATACACATTCTGTTTGTCTTACTCTTTATTTTTTGAATCGATCCAATAAAGGTGTCAGCATACGACTCAATGTTTTCTGGAATATGTGTATGACTGTCTACTACAAATTTTCTAAACAATTTGGTTGGGTCATCAAGTGCAGAGAGACCAGCAAAAATACTATCAGTTTGCCAGTCGTCAAATGCAAAGATGCAGTTTGGCTTTTGCGAAATTGCCCATAGCGCATTGTATACATAACCGGCAAATCCAGCCGGGTTGTGTAGAAACACAAACACTTCATCATATTCATCTAAGCTTTCACCAATAACAGTCGGGCGCATATCAACGACGTGACCCATGTCTCGAAGTATTCTTGGCAAACTATATTGGCACATTGCAACCTGCAGTTGTTGCTGCAAGTAAAAGTCATAGGTGCACTGCGCCTTATTACATCCGGTAATTAAGATTCTCATATTATGATTCAAAACGTTTACGATTCAAAAAGTCGCGGGTGCTATCTTGACCTTCAATTCCTTCGCGACACCATGCAACAAGAAAGCTGCCATAATTGATCAAATCTTTTCCGCTGTCTTCAATACTCTCAAAGTTTGGGACATAGTTTGGATCATTTTCCATAGCTTCAAGCACACTTTGCATACGAAGTACCTTTGCGTGTATAACATCAAGTATACTTGCTGCGCCGCGAGGATAATAGTCCGCTTGACGAATCCTACTATGAGGATTCTGATAATCATTCGATTTTTTGAGTTGCAACTCTGCGCACTCTTCAAGAACTGTGATAGATACTTTTTTCATATATTAACCTTGGCCGCGGGAAAGCTTTTTGTAATTTTTGCTTTGTTTCAAATGCGAAGTTTTGCTTTTTGCATGAATTCCCTTACGCTTAATTTTCTTTGGTTTTACCTTGGGGTTGTTGTTTTTCATATGTTTATTATATATCGAATATAGTTTTTGTAAATGTTTTATTTTTTATTTTTGCAATTATCAAAATGATATCTTGTCATATTTGGACCCTTACCAATTTTATTGCAATGTGGACATTCGACACTATTCCAATTTTTTTTCTTTCCTCTATGTATATTAGATAATTTTGTTTTTATTTCTTTAGCAAATTCTTCTCCATGAATTTCTTCATATGTTTTATTAAGATTGTTATTAGAATATTTTTTTAAGCCATGAGTATGATCATTTTTCCCAAACATCGGATTATTTTCTCCACTCATTTTTTCAGAATGATCTGGTCTACTTTTTCCTCTAAATCCTTTACCACATTTATATTTTTGTTCTTCGGATAATTTTTTACCCCACATTCCATTTTTATCTCCGGAAAATGATCCTCCCATTGCTTCATTTTTCATATTATATGACATTGGATCATTTGCCGCATCATATTCTTTTAATATCATTTCTTCAACAATTCTATAATCTTCTCCAGTATATAGAATTTCTTTTATAAAGGAATCTAATCCATATTTAATTTTAGCTTTAGCGAATAGTAAACCGCTTCCAGAATAATATGGTTTATTTCCATTATGACTTCCTATGTACCATTTTCCCGTATGTTTATTTGTGTATTTGTAAACGTATCCCATGTAAAGTATTTATACCAAATACTACGTCATTGATTATATAATTTATTATAGTCTTCTTTACTAATTGCAAAATCGGTTTTTCCTGATTTTATGTAATGATCAATCAAATAAAATTGTCGATCGTACACGTGTAAATTTCCAACTTGCCAAGTAATATTGCCCGCAACAATTTTATCGGCTTTTTTAGTGCCGCAGTTATAATCATAGACTAGTTTGTTCTGAACATACTTTTGCCATGCATAGTCATTGCGATATCCTGCCCATGCATCATTGCTGCGCATCTGTACAATAACTTGCAACTCTCCATCGCGAATAAGATATTGAACCGCATTTGTACAAATAAAGTCGCTCATACCACCCTTGTGCCAATCGTCATGCATAGTAGGACGAGTATAGATCATAATCGCACGGCGCGAATTTGGATTGAGGACAAGTTCGTTTAGAGTGTTTTGATACTGATTGTGATTCTTAGAATCGAGGGTAAGATAACCGTAATTCGAGTTGATAAATCCGGCTGGAGTTGCCACTGATTTCCAAATTGCTGGAACTTTACCTGGAATGTCATTGACGTTCAGCGAACGCGATAGGTACCAATCCAACTCATGTTGAATATACTCATGATTGAGTTCACCAAAAATGCTTGGCTCATCTGCACAAAAAGAAGCGCCTACTAGTTCTAGAGTAGACACCCCAGTTTTATCAACTACAAAGGCCTTCGCATTATATTGTTCAACAAAGTAATTTCTGATTTGATTGATTGTCATATTATCCAAAGATGATTTTGCGATGTTCAATGATTAGTTTAAGGTAGTAATTGTCTTGTGTGTCTAACTCACACTCAAGTTCAGTAGAGTCTGCGTCTTGAAGCAATTCGGCTTCAATAATTTTATTCACTTGGAGTTTACGGTCATTAGAGATATAGATATATGCATCTGAAATACAATCTTTAATACTGTGCCCGTTTTCGAATGATGACCAAGAAAGTGTATTAAAACAATCATCGCATTCCACAAAATTTACAAGTTGGGAAAATAGGGCATGCCGGAGTGGATCACTAATATTGTCGGCCGGCGCGGACGTAAACATAGAATGTAGACGATTAATAATTGGAATTGCAGTTGTCATAATACGATTTATACTGAGATTTAGATGTAAAAAAGCCGAGGCAATATTTTCTATTGCCTCGGCGAAGTGTTTAGGAAACTTTTACCTTACGTTGTTTTGGCGGAGCCTTTCGCTTTGGAGGGGCTTCAACCTCAAAGTCTTCAGCAATTTCTTCGGGGCTCGCAATAAAGCAGCAACCATCATCGCTACTTTCAGGGGCTTCAACTGCTTCAAAGTCTTCAGCAATTTCATCCTCAACTTCAGGCTCAATTGCCTTTGCGAGCTTTTTAGCAGTTGCCTTTTTAGCTGCGCCAGGTTTGCGACCGCGTTTGGTCGGGCCTGCCGTAAGAGCCGCTGTGATCACCTCAAGCGGGAGGTTTTGCGGCAAGTAGCGGCTGTAGCCAATACACTTGGCCTTTCCAAGGAAATTTTGGCCAATTTCGCGGCAAGTCAAGCCATATTCGCGGCCGACCTCATATACTTCTTTAGCAGTAAACCCAGCAGTGGCATTAGTGCGGGAATGCAAGTCGTCAATCATTTCTTCTACTCGTGTTAGCATAATTATATTATTTGTGTTGTTTAGCTGTACATAGTCATTATAGCATGAATCTCGGCACTTGTACACAACATAATTCACTTTTTTTCACTTTTTTTCACTTTTTATGTCTCTGGAACGTAAAAAAGGCACATTTTAAACAAATTTTTGCATCTATCGAATGTTTATGGTCTACTTCAGAATATAAACATCCATCCAAGTGTGAGTGGATGCTACAAGCTGACGCAACGTTGCGCGTGAAGGCACAAATACGTCGAATACGTATCCATTACCCCCAGCGGCACTTTTGCGAGTAACTGCCGAACCACGGTCTTGAACGACGAAACTCCCGTTTCCTAATTTATTTTCTAATTCGGGAATAAAAATTTTAGTCCCGAATGCAAAATCTGGATGCGCTGCTACAGTCACACCAGATTTTGCTTCATTTGTTTTTGAACACGCAACCTGTCTCCACCATGGAGCTTCAGGATAGTAATATGTAATGCGTGCTCTTATTTTAGTAGCGTTCTGTGGAGCAAGTGCATACATGTCTCCACAGAATAATAATGATAATAGTATTATATACGTAATTTTATTCATTATGTTTGTTTCCTTTCTATCTTTAGTATTTTTTATATCTTCGATAGATGCAAATTATTATAGGCAAATGCCTTTAAGCTTTTCGATGCTCTTTTATTTCTTCAATCGCCAAAATTGTAGAATAGCATTCAGCAAAGTCAACCCAGTGACTCGCATGAAAGTGTCCGTGATACGATTTTGACGGCTGGCAGAGTTTAATCAATTCACTATGTTCAATACGCTCTTTATAGCATAAATCCCAGAGTGTTGGATCTTTTTCACACCAACTGCCAATACTCTCTTTATCAAAAGGCCCAATCCAACTTGGTGCAGAATGCGTAATAAGAACGTCACATTTTTCAACCAACTCTGGTTTTAGTACAAACCCCTCATCACTCCAGTAGCTTAAGCCTTCCTTTCGCCATGCTCGATCAATACTTACTGCACCTCCAACAAACAAAAACTTTTCTCCGTTGATGGTTTCAGTGTAGTAGTCAGGCAGCAATTTAAAGTGGCTAAGATCAATTTGATATTCTCCACTAAAATAGATTGGGTCATCATGATTGCCACGAATCGACATAAACACAATATTTCGCTCACTGAAAAATTCATTCATACGAACGCACCCCTCACGTTCACCATCAGGTGAAAAGTGAAATCCCATACCAAGATCACCGACACAAATAAGTGTGCAGTCTTTTAAATCGAGATCGCTTACCTTTTTCATCAGGCGATTAAATGCTCCGTGAATGTCTCCGATAATGTAGATTGGGTTGTTCATGATGTGATGTATTTTTGTTCTTTTAAATAGTGGATGATGTCATCCTGTTGTGATTTTGTATAGCTCCTTTTTAGCTTTCGTCTAGCGTTTATTGTAGAATAATTGCGGTATGCTTCTCCAAAACTGCAATGAAAAACAAAGCCATGTTTTGGAAAAACAATGTTATTACCTTCTACATAGTAGCGCATTACATATTATAGTATTGTTCCTTCGCTACAGAAAACCCAAGTCGCTTTGCTTCTTTCGGGGATAGTGTTGCCCACCAACTACCTTTATTAACTGGAGATCCTGCTTTACCAGTATTTTGACATGTCTTTGAACTGAGATATTCTGCAAAGCGAATCATACCTTCTACATTTTCATCTCCGCCATCAACATAGAATCGCAGAGTACCAAACTTTTCTTTGTATTGGGAGATCTTAACATCTGGCGGTCTTTGAGTGGTGTAAAGTCCTTGTTTATAAAAGAAGCTAGTAATTCTAGATGTAAAGATGCGGACCTTCTTGGAAAACTTTTTATCGATTTCTTCCTGTTGTTTTGATGTTGGTGAAGCAAATTTTCGAATGATAAATGTACCTTTATACGGGTCAAATTGTCGATTAATTTTAGCTGCGATATATGTCCATACTTTTTGTAAAAAGCGCATAGCTTTCTTATTCGGATTAGGAATCGAACGAGAAGTATTTTTGGTATAGTTTACAATTGATCCACACAGATTGTCTATAAGAGGCTCCCAACCTTTAGGGCAATCATTCCAACATCTTTGAAACTGCGGCAGCAGTTCTCCATCTTCTCCTTTATAGAAAAGATCGGGATACTTCTTAAATAGGTGTTGCTCAAAGTCAAAATCTTGTTTTGCTTCGGCTTCGATCTTTTCTTTTAGTTCTTTTACAGTTTTAGATTTCATATTATTGTTCTTTTTCAAATAAAGCTTTTAATCTCTCATATTCAGAACGATCTCGTGTCATTCGATCCTCCAACTTTTCTTTTTCGTATATTAATCTGTTTTCATATTCAAGATCAGTTTCAAATCGTTTACCACGAAGCTTGAGATGATACCCACCTTCATAGCAAGGATCTTCGTAGATTTGTAGATCGGTCCAATCTTTTGAATATTTTTCTTGTAGTGATTGAAGATATTCAATTGCTTCTTCAATACTCATCTCGTCTAAATCAAGATCAGTAGTATCTATTTTGTGAATTAATTTTTTTTCTTCCCATCTTCTAAGTGTCCGCAAGAATGCTTCGGCGCGTTGGGCAGCGGTTGCTTCTGTTGCTTCCGAATACCCATTCAGGGAAATTGCACCGCTGACAACAGCGCAAAAACAATCAAAGTAACGATGCTTGAGATTTTGCGGTAAACTTTTTACGGCTTCGTGAGTCGCGTTGATGTCATTGAGGTAGTCTGGGACTTCTTCATCAAATGGAAAGTTTTTGAAACCAGTCATAACTTTGATAGTTCCCCCAGTTAAGCGAATCGCTACATCTTTATAACCACACGCTTCAGCGATGGCGATTCTTTGTTGTTCAGGACTCATTTTCGTTTCTTTTGGATTCGGTTAGCAGAGAATTGATTCGGTCCATGTCGTGCATCTGGCTGCGGCAGCTATCCGCGATCTCGAACGATTGGCACTCATTGCAGAATTGTGCGTGACCGTAGATTTGCATCACGGTTCCCATTGCTTTCCGTGCAATCTTGATTGCCTCGTCCCGCTCGCGTTCCAGCTTGCGGGCATGGTCGTAGCCGTCGTACGGGAACACGGCGTCCGGCCCGTAGCTCTCGATGTATGCCGCTATTGACTCGCGCTCGGCTTGGTCTGTCTCTGGTGTGTCGCTCATGT